GTGGTATCTGTAATCAAGAAGCTATGTCTAGGATTGCAGCTAAGGCTGGACGAAAGACAGAGGGCATCAAGTTTGGAACAAACCCATGTTCTGAAATTATCCTACGTCCATATCAGTTCTGCAACCTAACAGAAGTAGTTGTAAGGCCAGAAGATAATCTAGAAAGCCTCCGTAAAAAGGTACAAATGGCTACTATCTTAGGCACAATCCAGTCATCCTTCACTGCTTTTCCTTATCTACGAAAAGAGTTTAAGGAAAACTGTGAAGAAGAGAGACTTCTTGGTGTATCGTTTACCGGCATCTATGATAGTAAACTAATGAGCGGGCAGCTAGGCAAAGGTAAGCTTTCTTATGTTCTAGAAGAACTACGAGAAGAAGCTGTAAAAACTAACCTAAGATGGGCAGGCAAGCTTGGTATTAATCCAAGTAAATCTATTACTTGCTGTAAGCCTAGTGGAACTACTTCTTGTGTAGCAGGAACATCTTCAGGAATGCATCCTCGGTATAGCGATCATTACATTCGTCGTGTCCGAGCAGACGTTAATGATCCTATCTGTAAGTTTATGGTAGACCACAACATTCCAAGTGAGCCTTGTATGCAAAGACCAGACACAACTCATGTGTTCTCTTTCCCTATTAAGTCTCCTTGTAGTACTGTAACTCAGAAGAATATTAAAGCACTCGATCACTTAGATCTGTGGCTGTTGTACCAACGATACTGGTGTCATCATAAGCCTAGTATTACAGTATCTTATCATGATGATGAGTTCTTGTCTATTGGTCAGTGGGTATGGGATAATTGGAAATATGTTTCTGGTATCTCCTTCTTACCTTCTGATGATCATGTCTACGAACAAGCCCCGTTTGAGGCCTGCGATGAACAGACATATCAAACCATGAAAGATAACATGCCAAACGATGTTAACTTTAATACTCTTAGTTCTTACGAAAAAGAGGACACAACAATCAACTCGCATAGTCTTGCCTGTCAAGGCGGATCTTGCGAAGTAGTAGATTTAGTAAAGTAAAGGAACAAAATGGAAATTAGCCCTAATATTCAATTTAAATTAGACAGAGCGCAGCCGCTTAATCAAGCTGAACTGTGTATAATTATTAAATTCTGGACCTCTCGTATTGAAGAATTGGAGGACAAGGTTGAAGAACTTTCCAAGAATAGATCCGAAACTAATAGAAGAACTAGAAAAAATGTATCCTCCGATTCAATTTGATCCGGATATTAATACAGAACAATTTATAAAAATGCTTGCTCAAAACGCTGGTCAAGTATCTGTTATTGAAAAACTAAAACAAATCTTAAAATCACAAGAAAAAACACGAGGAGGATTCTAATGGCTTTTTGGGATAGACCGGAATGTAACCCTCCGCATGAATACGATAGTAGAGAATGCTACATTCGTTATTGGGAACCTAAGTGGTTTGAGTGGCAAAAAGATATGTTAGGAAGAGGAAGACAGATAACAACTAAACTAAAAGCTCAATCAAAATATGTAGAGGCTTTCAGTGATATGGAAACCAGAAAATCTCAATCTCGTATTGAAAGAATTAAGCAGGAGACAGCAGCCAGATGGAAAAAAGTAGCTCAAGCGCAAGCGGGAGTAGCTGGAAAAATGTCTGGTGAGTTTACTTCAGATAAGCCAAGTGTAACTCCTCCAAAATCTAGAAAAATTATTATTAGAAATGCCCCTTCAGTACAAATTGCTGGGTTAGAATCTAAAGCATTTTCTGAAGGAACGTACTCAGAAAATAAATTCAAGGGATTAAATAGAACAAGGCCTAAATAAGAAAGGGCATAATCATGGGATCAGGCGGCGGATTTGATGGACGTAATCTTCAACAAGATAGAAGCGGAGAACGAGCTATGAACTTAGCGTTAGCTAAGGCTCAAAAAGAACAAGCAAATGCAGAAGCTTCGGCTTCTATGGCACAAGCTAAAGCTCGTTCACAAGAAGAAATGGCAAAAGAAAAGGCTCAAAAAGAAGCTATTCAGGCATCAGAAGCAGCAGCGGCTGTTGAGGTAGACGCTACCCAAGTAGCAGGACAAGCTGATATAGCGGATATTACAGATGATAGACCTGCTATGCAGGGAATGAATTTCTTACAAATTCCTGAAGAAGAAGAAGAAGTTAATACTGATACCCGAGGAGGTTAATAATGAAGTCACAAACCCTAGCGGATCGCTACCGCGTTTTAAACTCTAAACGACAGCGAAAATTGGATCATGCTAGGGAGGCTTCAAAGCTTACTATCCCTTCGATCCTTCCTCCAGAATCTCATGGAGAAGAAGATGATTTATACACGCCGTACTCCTCTATTCCAGCTAGAGGAGTTACGGCGATGTCTAGTAAAATGTTATCTGCATTAATCCCTTTAAATGAAGATCCATTTTTTAAGTTTGCTATTAAAGACGGCGTAACTCCAAGTGTAGAAATAAATAATTATTTAGAGTCACTTGCTGATCAGGTTTACACAAAACTAAAATCAAAAAACCTACGAGAAGTTGTCTTTTTGGCTCTACAGCATTTAATTATTACTGGTGATGTTTTGTTTGTCCTAGAAGATGACATGTCATGTCGATTAATTAGATTAGATAATTATGTTGTTCGACGAGATGTTATAGGAAACGTAAGAGAAATTATTTTTGTAGAGTACGAATTAAAAGACGAAGATGACGAAGAACTTGATATGTTCTCTACTTTCCAAGCAGGTGCTTACGCAGAAAACAAACATGGTTATGATGCTGTATTTGTTCAGTGTCTTTATGATGATGATGACAAGATGTGGAAAGTTGTTAAAGAAAAAGACGAAGAAGTTATTGAAACAGGAGAGTATAATATTCTCCCTTATATCCCCCTTAGATGGGGATATGCTGTAGGAGATAACTAT